TTACTCGGGTACGTAACTTAGTGCCTTATCCATAACACTTAAATCAGCTTGCTTACCATGACCATTTTCAGATAAGTGGCGTCTAAAGCCACGCGCACCAGGCTGCCCCTGAAAAATACCCAACATATGGCGTGCAACATGCCAAAAATTAGCCCCTAAACGCATCTCTTCTTCAATATAATCATACATAGAGCGTACAACATCATGTCGAGACTGAGTATTAGCCGCATCACCATAAATTTTTTCATCTACTTCATTAAGCATATATGGATTACTGTAAGCCTCTCGGCCCACCATAACCCCATCTATGTACTGTAAATGCTCAAGACTTTGCTCAATGGTTTTAACACCACCGTTAATACTTAAATCAAGTTGAGGGTAATCTTTTTTAAGCTGGTAAACTCGGGGGTAGTTAAGCTCAGGAACTTCGCGATTTTCTTTCGGGCTCAACCCTTTTAGCCATGCTTTGCGCGCATGAATAATAAAGTCATCACAGCCAACCTTATGTGAAGCCTCTATCAAAGCACATAAAAATTCATAAGAATCTTGCTCATCAATACCAATACGAGTTTTAACCGTAACCGGAATATTCACTTCACTTTTCATTGCAGCAACACACTCTGCAACTAAATTAGGCTCGGCCATTAAACAGGCACCAAAACGTCCATTTTGCACACGATCTGACGGACAACCTACATTAAGGTTTATTTCATCATAACCACGCTCACCAGCAAGCTTGGCACACTGTGCTAGCGCTTGCGGATCTGATCCACCTAATTGCAATGCCACAGGGCCTTCGTGCTGATTAAAATGCAAGTAGTCACCGCGGCCGAATAAAATAGCGCCAGTAGTGATCATTTCAGTGTAGAGCACGGTGTGTTTTGTCATTTTACGATGAAACGTACGACAGTGGCGATCAGTCCAATCAAGCATAGGTGCCACGCTAAACCGCCTAAACCCTGTATTACTTGCCATTACTGGGCTAGAGCCCTTATTTAGTGTGTTACTCATATAGTCTGAATTGCCTTGAATTGCCTTGAATCGCCGCGAGTTTCGATATACAGTCACCCTATAGTCACCCTTACGGGGTTGGACTGATCAATAACTTAGGGTTAAATCATGGCTTCATATAATATCGAAAAACGCCGTCTTGCTTCAGGCGACTACCGCTATAAATGCGTAGTACGCGAGAAATCTAAGGGTAAGATTATACACAATGAAAGTAAAACATTCAGTAAAAGAGTGTTGGCTGAGAGTTGGGGCAAGAAACAAGTTAACGATATTGAACAATCGAGGGTGACTGAAACAAAACAGGCGGTCACCCTAGGCACCCTGATGAATATGTATTTTGAAAACCATGACTTATGGAATGCTACGGGGCGTACTAAACAATTTGTTATTAAGATGCTGATTGATTGCGATATTGCATCAGTTTTATCAAATGAGTTACGCACTAGTGATTTAATTGAGCATTGTAAAAATAGGCGTAGCGCTGGTGCAGGGCCAGCGACTATTTACCATGATATTGCTTATTTACGCAGTGTTATGAAAAAAGCCGGACCCGTTTGGAATATTGATGCTAACCATAAAATATTTGAAGATGCAGTGCCGGTGCTAATCGAAATGGGGTTGGTTGGAAAAAGCCAAAAACGAACCCGCCGCCCCACCGATAATGAATTAGATAAATTGCGCGAAGGTTTAAAGGAACGCATGGACTACAGGCCAAACGGTAAAGTGCGTATTCCTTTTTTAGATATTTTAGATTTTAGTATTCTAACTTGTATGCGCATTGGTGAGGTGTGCAAACTACGCTGGGAAGATTTAAACGAGGATCACAAAACTATATTAGTGCGGGATAGAAAAGACCCGCGCAAAAAGGAAGGTAATCACATGATTGTGCCATTGCTCGCTGGTTCATTTGATATTGTTATGCAACAGCCTAGAAATGATGAATTAATATTTCCTTATAACTCACGATCGGTTACTGCTGGTTTTCAGCGTGTACGTAATGCGTTAGGTATTGAGGATTTACGCTATCATGATTTACGCCGCGAAGGTGCAAGCCGATTATTTGAGAAAGGTTATTCAATTGAAGAAGTGGCTCAAGTAACAGGCCACCGTAATTTAAATATTTTATGGCAAGTTTATACGCAATTGTTCCCGCATAAATTGCATGATAAGTTTTCATCTGATGAATAACCTATAAATTTATTACGCAAATTCACATTTTTAAATTTCATTTTTGTTTTTTATTAACCTATTGTTTTATAGGTATTTTATTTAAATTTACAAAAGCACCCTGATCTTTAAAACCTCACGTAAACGAACTAAGTTATTGTTATATCGTCTTTTTATTTTAAATTCCTTATAAATTACAGTCGGTTAAACTGCAAAACAGTGAAATTAATCACGATCTTTTCAGATCCTTGATCCACTAATAACCTTATATAGGGCGCTGGCTGGCGGTTTAAATGAAGTACTTTAAAACTGTAAAAAAATAACGATAAAGAGCGCGCAGGAGGGTGAGGAAGAGTGCGGATTTCGTGGCATACATTCTGTGTGGGGCTAGTTTCCGTGGCTAGAATCTCGCTGGCCAACATAGACGGCATTAACTTTACTGCAGCGAGTGGCGGGCACTAAAAAGCCCAGCGTAGTGCTGGGCTTGTTTGGGTGGCTTGTGTGTTACTTTGTTATTGTGTCTAGCCTAGCTTTTTGGCCGCTGGCTTCACCTGCTTTGCTTGAAAATACTCCGGCGGTTATCGGTGTGGGCATTGTAATTGTGTGCTTATGTGTTGCGCACTCTGTCGCTATATCTTTTACTGTAGCCATTAGCTCTGACAGTAATTTAAGTACGTTCTCGCTGTCGCTACCTACCCACGTTTTAGGGCTCTTATACTCTTGCTCTTTGCTGGCTATTACTTTGCGGGTTTCACACTGCAACTCTGCCACTTTCCCAATTATATCTTTTAATGATTCATCTGTTTTGTTTTCAAAGTTTCCTTGATCATCAATATGCTGATAAACACCATCACGGGTTTGTGTGCGGGTTTCACCTTCTTTGATTGCTGGTAAGTCCCAACCAAATGGCAATACCGTTCTAATGAATGGTTTATCGGCTCGGCCATAGGCAAACCCAATTTCTACAATTGAATTAATAGCCGGCGGCTCTAATCGGCCAGCATTGTTTCCTGCACCAGGTAGTGGAAGTGGCACGGCTTCTAATATTGTAATGTCAGCATCTTCGCCGTGCTCATTTAATAATTGAATGTTTGCGGCATATCGTGGGTAAAATGCATCACTTGCTTTTTCTTCATCTGTTGGGAGTTCTGGCAACGCAACGACCCTGCCCCATGTTGGTAGGTGTAGTTTATTGGTTAGCTCTGGGAATAATCGGCGAACAACTCTACTTATAACTTTTTCCATCACTATGCCTTAATTGTTTAACAGCTTACTTTGCCATTTAATTAGCTGCTTATTACCTGAGAAAATAACCTCAGTGATATAGCGACCGTTTAACTTTATGCCTGGTCTTAGTTTTGGTATTGCTATTAGCTCACCACTTGTTGAGGATTTAACTTTTATCGTGTGTTCAGGAAAATCGTTTACTTCTGACTTAGCCCAGCCCGAGTCTGCCCAACTGCCAACATAAATTTGCCCATCAGGTCGCTGCTGATAAATATACCCGTCAATATTAAACACCTTACCTAATTGCTGTAATGCGCTTATACCAGTGCCGTTATGATAAAAACACGGCACCTTTTTATTGATATAGTCAGCGCTTGGCGTAACAAACTTAACGCCTAACTCGCTTAGCTTTTCTAACACCATTTTTGCTGTGGCATGACGTATTACAATTGGGGATGAAAACGCCAACGCTCCCATTAACTCACGACACGTTATCAACCACTGGTTATTGGCAAAATGCTTTGATTCAATCACCCCTAAAAAATACGGCGTTAGGTTTGTAGCGCTATAACCTATTTGCAGTTCAACAATGCCCGATGGCTCATTATCACTGGTAATAGCAAACTTAGCGCGGCCTGTGCTAAACAAACCAAGCTTAACGCTTTCATCAACAATGCTATTAACTTGCTTACCGCCAATAGTTAGCACTTTAGTGAGCCGGTCACTTGTTTGCATACTTATGGCCCTTCTACATTTTCAAATTGTTTTTGAATATTTTCGTGCCCGCTGGTTGCTTGGCCTGTTGAGTTCTCAAGCGCTAAACCATCAATTTGTTGCTGCTCACGTTCAGACTTACTTTTAACCTCAACAAGCTTAAAGCTTACAGTCCATATTTTTAACGTTTCGTCCTCACTTGCTGATATTTCACCGTCAAATTTTACTTTACGTATTTTGTACGCCTCAGCAATGGTGCTGTTTACAGTGCGAATAATACGCGCGCCGTTTTCATCAAGTGCTTTTGCTTTGGCTATTAATTCAGCTAGCTGCTCACCGTCACTATGTTTAATTTTAACCGTCACACTTAAAACACCCGCTTTAACACCGTTATCACTCGATAAACTAAACGAGCCATAGCCCGATAAGTCTTCACCGGCCACTTTAACGCCCGCATTAATTTTTGTGCCGTAGCCTGGCACTTTCCAGCCATCAAGCGTGATCATAAAACAGCCCTTTAATTTTTGCGTAAGCCCACACACAAAACCACATAATATAAGCTTTCCAAATTGGCACACCATTACTTTTAAGTAACACAAAAAACTCATAGTGTGCTTTTTTACGCCCTGTTTTTAATGCAAAGTCATGCCATATAGCAGCAAGTAAACCATCACCAAATGGGTTATGAAACCAACGAACGAACCACGGCAGTGTAAACCCATCAGTTACAAAAAAGCGGTGCACTTCACCAAACTGGGTTTTGAGTGGCTCTAGCAATTGTGCTTTTCCGGCATTTATAAAATTGAGTTTAATTTGCATGGCTGCACCTAAATTACTGAAAACCGGCGCTCTGATAGTTCAAAAATATCTTGCTCATAATCAGAGTTAATAAGTTCTTGGTTAACAATCCACACGCCGTTCGTTTCAAACTTAAGCGGCAAAGTAAATACGCCGCCAACCACTTCGGCTGGCATTAACTGAACACGGCCAGTATCAACACGCTTAAATGGCACTTTAAATTTACGATCAGGAATCGCTAATTGCCCCGATGCAATAACAGCATCACTTGATTGCGGCACGGTGTATTCGTTTTCAACATTTACGTAGTCATCAAGTTGACCTGCCACTTTGTCGATAATGACAGGTATTAGCTGTTTTTTTTCAGAGTCAATACTTGCTAAGTAATCACTTGTTTCAACGCTTGCAATAGGCTTGCTACCTTTGTAATCACAAAGCCAAAACTCTTTATTGTTAAATAATACTTTTTCCATATTTGAAAAAAGCGTGTATTCATCGGGATAAGAAGAAGTCCCCGCAACATTAAAATAATTAATTAAAACTTTCATACCACCACCTCATCAGCAACAATTCTTTCAGACAGTAAGTTGGCAGCTGGCAACTTACATAGCGAGCTATACAGAGCCTCATGTAATGTATTGCTTTGAACAAAATACAAAGGCGAGCCATCAACTCTTTTGGGTTTAAATGAATACCGCCAAATGTTAACTGGTAACTCGTTTTCAGCCCATGTTAAACCGCCATCTGTAGATGTATAAAAGCGATAATCTGTGCTGGTTACTTCCCCGTATACGAAAATAGCCCCTCTATCAATAGTTGCAATTCTAAGTCTTGTAATAGCACTGGGTATACTTAGCCTTTTCCATGTAACACCACCATCATTACTTACTTTAAATGCTGAGATTGAGTTATATCGGTATGCGATTAAATTATTGTTGTCGTAAGGGTCTATTCTAATCTCATCTATACCGCCATCTAAGTCATTAGAGTCTGTCCACGTAGCGCCACCATCTATTGACTCGATAATTTTGGAGTTATCATTGTACGAATTGTATTCTTTAGTCCATATTTTGCTTATATCTTCCGTTGCACAAATTGAAAAGGACTCATAGGGTCCATTTATCCCATTGGGTTTAACAGCCGCAGTCCAGCTAGCCCCATAACTTGTTGATACATTGATTATTCCACCGTGTGCGTCATTAGCTAAAACAACTACGTTCTTACCATTTCTAGACATAAATAAAGTCGCAAGCGTAAACCCCGGTGAGTACGTGGTTAATGACATTGTTTGAGTCAATGTGAACGTTTGCCCATAGTCGTTTGATGTATAAATATAGGCTTTACAATTAGCAACAGTTGAGCTTGATATTCCTGAGCAATAAACAACATAACGTCCATCTGCACTACAAACGACTTCACCCGATGCGCCGCTACCATTTCCGCTATTTATTAAAGTGTAGCTATCTAAAGAACGAGTATATTTATAAAGATTTTGACCTACGATTAGGTAGCAGTGCTCCCCATCATCAGATTGATCAATGCCCGTTGCGGTTGTAGATGTAATTGGAATTTCCCCTAACAGTTGCTCTTTACTACCTAGGACGGCTGCAAGCAATGGGTATTTTTGTTCATCTAGTGCTGAACCATCCATTTCTAATAACTCGTTTCCCGCTGGCGTTTTTTTGTTGTATGTCAACACAACATCACCAATGCTCAGTGCTGAGCTATTACTCGCTAAGCTATCCATTTAAAACTCCCACACGTTATCTATTTTGTTATACACAAATACACGCTCGTTTTTATCATCTGCCACTATGGTTACTTGTGTATCGATTGCACCGTCGGCTAAGCGTTTATACTTTGCAGTGTCTGCCGTTTTTAAAACGGGCTGGCCGTTACTGGCCCGCACTGAAAACCACTCGTTACCCGTAAGGCCAGCAACTAGCGGCGCGTTATAATTTGCTGAGTCAGTTAAATTGTGGCGCTTTTTTAGCTCAATCACAGGTTGAGTAATAAACTTTTGATAGGATTCAAATACTGCCATGCTTACAAACTCACCTTCCTGCACCTGCCACGGCAAAGCACTCAGCGTTATGTTTAAATCATCGGCAATATTTTGGCTGCGCCAAACCACACTTTTTACGCTGTAATTTCCTACCACAATGTCTTGTGTTTGGGTTTTGGTTTGCATGGCCGTGGTGACTACTGCAATAAGCACTTGTTCGTTGTTTGCTTTCGTTGCCACTACGCCGTACCAGTTATATTCAAAATCACCAATGTCATAGCCCAGCACCGCGCTCATAACAATGGCGTTACCATCTACTTTTGATACAGCCTTAACCGGCTGACTATGAACAATGTTTGCGGGTATTGCTGTATTAGGAGCAATAGGCGCGCTTTCGTCTTGGCCGTTAATATTGGCAAACACAAAATGTGTGATGTTTTGCACTTCATCCCCTGCAAATACGGCGTTGCGGTAATCTAACCCCGCGTTCGTTATTTGTAATTGGCTCACCCTATCACCTCTTTATCAAATTCAATTAGGCCACTGGCATGTGTTGTGGTTACTGCTGTTAATGCGGTTAAGTAATAGCGGCGACACGTACGGCCGTACTGTTTAATTATTTCGCTTACTAGTTGCTCTTTACCATTAAACTGATCTTCTAGCATGGCTATTTCCACCATGTCCCAATCAAAACCAGGTTGGCGGGCATTTACTTCTATAAAGCCAAAGCCCAAGCGTTTAAAAATTCGCTCCATGCCCACATCAAAACCGGCATCTTCGCTATTAGCCACAGCGTGTTTTATGCGTAAGCTGTAAAGCTCTACACCTTCACCGTTTAGCCGGTTAATGCCACGTTCCCATGCAAGTAAATCTAAAATAGGCAATGCAGCTTGCTCGTCGTTTAACTGTTCAAGCCACCAAAAAAGTTGGCTTTCAAGGCGTTGCCAATATGTTTGGGCTACTTTTGCCAGTGCATTAGCTTCAGCGCCGCTTAACCAGCTTGGTAGCTCAATTTTATCTAACTCACTCATGCGCTTGCTCGCAATGTTGTAGTTAAACTACCAATAACGGGTAGCCACGAAGCCGATTCAATATCGTCATTTACAAACTTAATAGATTTAAGCCCGGGGAACTGTTGGTGCAACTCGCTGGCAAGCACACTAAAACTAAAGCGGCTGTTAGCGCTGCAGGTTGTTACCTCATAAGCGGCGTTTTCTCTAAATGCTGCGCGTATGCACTCGTTTAGCTCATTTTGAATATCGCTTACATTGGGTTTTAGCCAATAATCAGCCACAATATTTTGTACCTGCGTGGGTATTGCTTGCACTAACATATCGTCGCCTGTGCCGTGGTAGCCGCTGGCAATATGGTTATTAATTTCATCAACAACCGCTTGGCTAATACTGCCTACGGTTAAATGTATATAGGCGGTTGCACTGCCTGGGCCGCGCGGGGCGTTTTTATCAAATACGATGTTGTCGGCTAATATTCCCGGAAACTCACTAATTATGGCGCGGTAAACAGCGTCAACATGGTAGTTACCCAGCGTTGCAAACTTATCGCGTATGCGTAGTTTGTAGTTTTCGTCGCCCTCAATCTCTTGGCCTGCGCGTACTATCCAGTTGTCTTCGTTGATAACGCTTACGCCGTCAATGGGTTCAGCAAACTGATTAAAATAACCCCCAGTTAAATTATGGTCGCCACCCTCAATAAGGGCTTGTGCTAGTGTTGTTTGCTCGCTTACTCCTGCAGCAAATACCGTGTCGTAGAGTATTTCTAGCTGGTAAGTAATGCCGTTTAACGGGCTGCTATTAACAATGGTGCCTTTTGGGATTATTAATTCAGCATCGCTAAGCGCTCTATTAATTTTTAAATTACCTTGGGTTTTTATAGCGCCTAAACGCGGTGTGTTTCGTGCTGCGCCGTGCTCGTCTGTCCACTGCCCGTTTGACGACAACACAAAACTATTAGGCATAACACTACTGGCCAATAAGCCAGTAGCTTGTAAAGCGGGCTTTGTGGCAATGGCTTTTATTAAACGCCAAAACGGGCTAAATGGGCTGTTGTTTTGTACTTCAAATCCTTGTTGTTTTACTATGTCGTCCCATACTTTTTTGGCGTCTTCTTCGGTTACGGGTATGCCCGCATCAATAAGAACCTGTTCAAACTGCGCTTTATTAGCCATTTAATTGCCCACCTCTTGTCCGTAGTCTTTGGTTTGCGCTAACACCTTTATGCTTTTATCGTTGCCGTAAAATACTTGTATTGTGCCAGGTACTAAGCGGTCGTCTTGTTCAACAATTAGCTCTACTTCGGTTAGCACCATTTTTATGCTGTTAATGTTGCGCTGGCCTACCAGCCTAAACGGTAAGCCGCTTTCTAATAATCGGTGTTTTATGTCTTGGCTAATAACATCAGACTTAGTTAATTGCGCTGGTGTTAGTACTTCATCAAACGACAAGTCACGATCAATCACATTTAAATCTATATGTATCATTAGCCGGTAAGCTCCATCATTCGTTCAAAGTCGCGGGCTATATCGTCCGACTTCATCGTTACGTTCTCAATGTAAACGCGCTTACTGTTATCGTTGCTATTAGTGTTGCGGGCATTGGTAATGCTTTGCTGTGGTTGTATGCGCTCAATCTTAAGTGCAGGCAATTCGTTATAGCTTTGTGGTTTGCTTTTAAGTTGCTCAGTTTGCTGGGCTTCTAGCACAAAGTTTTCAGGCATAACTGGTGGTGTAAATGGCACCACATTATTAGATGTTGCTTGCTGCTCGTACGGTATTAATGGCGCTGGTGTTTTTACGTTTTCTGGTACGGCTGGTTGCGAAAATGGTACGACGTTATTCGGCGCAGCTTGCTGCTCGTACTGCATTAATGGCGCAGGCGTTTTTACGTTGTCTGGTACTGTTTTATCCATCGGTGCAATTTCGGGCGTTACTTCAATATCAACACCAGGGATCATGTTTAACTTTTCAATTATCCAGTCCATGGTGTCATTAAATATGCTTTTAATGCCGCCCCAAACACTGCTGAAAATACCGCCAATTGCTTTAATCCATCCCCATTCGCTCATGGTGGCTTTTAGGTCGTCCCAGTAATAAACCAGTGCGCCAATGGCCGCTATTGCTAAAGTAATACCCGCCACAATTAACCCTATTGGGTTGGCGTACATAACAAGGTTTACCGCAAACATTACGGCTCTTAGCGCACTTAACCCTGATGTAAGCGCAGCATTAATACCCGCCCATGCCATTGCACCCACGCCCCATGCAACCATGGCCATTTTGCCCGCGCCCATAATTAGCGTAAACAAACCGCCCGCAGCAACAAGGCCTAGTAACGCAACGGCGCCATAACCTATGTATTTAGTAAGCGTTGGGAACTCTTCGGTAAAAGCCACTACACCGGTACCCATATCAGCAATCATGCCTACAAAGTCATTAAATACGGGTAATATTGCACTACCCCATGCAGCACGAATCACATACCAACTTTGGCTTAGTCGCTCGCTTTGGTCGGTCATATCCATTGCCATTTTTTCGGCTTGTTGCATGCCGGTAACTTTGCCTAAATCGTTTATTGATTTTCCTAGGCCGTCAATATCGTTCATCAGTAAGTTTATGGTGGCAACGGCTTCATTAGAGCCAAACGCTTTTTTGAGTTCGTCGCCTTCGGTTACGTCTATGGTTTCGCCGTATTTACCTTTTATTTTATTGAGTATATCGACCATAGGCAGCATCGCGCCTTGGCTGTCAGTAAAACTTAAATTAAGCGCATCTTGCGCTTTACCCACCCCTGCCAAAAACGACTTATATTTTGTACCCGCTTCACTGCCCGACATAGTGGCTTGCAATGTGCCAAGGATTGCCATTTGTTCATTCATGGCAATACCGGCACTGTTCGCTTGTGCGCCAATAGCGGTAAACGCGCCCGACATTTCGGTGCCCGTTGTTTTAAATGCTTGTACTGCAGTGGCCGTCATGCCTGTTAACTGTTCTACCCACTCACTTTTGCCCATGGCATTAGCTTGGTTTTTAAAAATGCCATACATGGTGCCCATGTAGTTGGTAATAGTGCCTGCGTCTGATTTAGTGGCAGCGGCCAGTACATTGCTCGATAACGTAAACGCTGATAAGTCAGCATCGTTAAGCCCAGCAATGGCGCTTTGTATGTCGTAGCTCGATTTAACAAATTCAGTAGATGATTTGCCGTACTTAAGGGCAAATTCGTATGAGGTATCGGTTAGTTGTTTTAGTGCCGATTCGCGCACACCTAATGATTTAACCTCGCCCAATGCGCGGTCCATTTCTATGGCTGGCATGAGTGCATTTTGTAGCGCATAACCACTGGCCGCAATACCCGCAATGCCTGACGCCATTTTCATGGTGCCTGCTTGGTAGTCGTTGGTTAACCCATTTAACCCTTTGCTTATTTTGGCAATAGGCTTGGTTATTTGGTCAATCATGCCAACGGTAAACATTAGCGGTTGCGGTAAACTCATTTACTTGCCCCCAAAGGCTTTGCACACGGCATTGGTTATTACGTTTTCTAGGTTTTCGCGCTGGTTTTTATACAACCAACCAGCGCGGGCTAAGCTTTGCTCGTCGTCATTTTCGTGTGGTAATAAATGGCGGCGTAAAATAAATAGCTGTTCAAGCTGATTAGAATCAATCGAATCAATCAGCCCGCTTATTTTTTTACGGCAATTTCCAACACCGGTGAAAACTCAGCTTTAAGCATCGATGCAATTTGCAGCTCAGAACCTGGCGACGCTTCAAGTACTTTTTTAAGGGCTGGCTTTTGTTTTTCGTCAATGGTGCGCATTACCATATTGTGTGACGCTGCAGTCATAGAGCCGCCACGTGCTACCGAGTCTACAAAGTCGCTGTGATCTTGCACTGTCATGTTGAAAGTAAAATCAGTAGCGGCGATGGTTAATATAATTGCTTGTTTCATGGGTTAATCCTTAGAATGAGTAGTTAATAATTTTTGTAACGTTTCAAATCCATCTCGCATACGGCTTTCCATACGATCGGTTAATTTGTCAAAATCGGTTTTAGTGGCGTACGTTTCGGCCACATGTGTTTTGTGGTCGCTTAGCTCTTTGGCCGTTGCTTTGTGGGCGTTAAACAAGCTCACTAACAGCGGCACTAATATGGTTAGCACTAAGCTAATAAATGCAATGGCGACCATGAGCCACGTTGCTACTTGGGTCACTTGGCTACTCCTTTAATTTTTTCGACTGTCCTTAAGCTTGCTAAGCCAAGTAAAGCCAGCGTTAATTCCAGCATTACATCAGTTGGCAGTTCTGGCGTTCCGGCCTCTGGCATAATCCATTGCAAAATAGGGTTAATTAAAAAGGTGAACAAAAATCCAAAACCACATACCCACAGTAAAAATGGGCGAGCGCCTGCAACAAAAACAGAGCGGTGTTGTGCTGCATGGGTATTTGCTAGCGCCTGCATAAGCAGAGGTTTTTGCTTAATTTCTGCTAAATCATTGTTTAACTGCTGGCGTTCTTCGTCTGATGTGAATAACGCATCGCCCGCTTTGCCAATGGCTTCTATTGGGTTGCCATTAAATACTGTTGAAAACCAGCCCATAATTAGTGCCCTGCCTGTTTTAAATAGCTTGCTTCACGCCAGCGGCGCGTTGTGTATCGGTCGCCAAAGTTAACCAGTTCATCAATCATTGCCTGCAAGTTTTGAGTAATGGCCGTGCGCCAAAAGTTGGGGCAGCGCTTTGCTAAATTGCCATACTGAAACGCCACCGATGCAATCACGGTTTGCATGGGTTCTGGCAGTTGCTCAAACTTAATGACTGAATGCTGGTTGTACTTTTTAGCTAACAGGTTAATTGACTCACACTTTACGCATTCATCAATTAGCTGTGCTTCATCTTGCGTGATGTTAAGCGGCATTAGGTTAAGCATCATTGCAGCGTGTTCGCCGTGTTGCTCGCAATAAGGTAATAACTTATCTATTAATTGCGGTTGCGCTTTGAACATGCGCTCTAGGCATTCGCGTGATCGCTGGCCAATATCAAAGCCGGTGGCAATAGTTACCCCAGACCTAGAATTAGCCGCATCGGGCACATAGCCTTTTAGCTGTGCGCCGCCCTCTAGTTCTGAAATAAAGCTGTAATTCACTTTGATATTGTTCATTTTGCTACTCGCTTAACGATTGGCACGGTAAACAACGCTGCACACCTTTTATGGCTTTTTGCCGTGCTTTGGGTATTGGGTCGCCGCAATCAATGCAATCCGTTGCACTGATCACGCGGCTGTTGTTAAGTCCTTTTAGGCGCTGATCGGTAAATCGTTTTTCAGCGCGTTCCTGGGCAATTACTAAGTGGTCTAGATCATCCATTTACTAACTGCCTTTTATTGCACTATGTTTTCAATTTCTTCGGCGCGTAAGTACGGCACACCGTTGATTTTTACAAAGTCGGGATCGGTCACATCAAACGGAATTTTAAACAGGCTGGCTTGGCCACCTTTTTTGTCTATGTCTAAAATGTCGCTTAGCTTAATGCGGCAACCAAATGCTTCTACTTTTAGCTCGTCTTTGCTGGTTTTGGCATAAAACATAATGTCGAACGGCTCCATTGCACGCCAAGCGCCCGCACTTTTTGCCGCATCTGATATAAGCGCAAAGTTACTGGCGTTAACCGACAGCTCACCGCTGGCCGCTACATCGCCATCAACAAAACCATCAGGCACGCCACTTGTTTGGCTCACGGCGCTATTGTCGGTAATAGCCAGTGATGCCGTGTCAACTTGGACCATAATGTCACCCAAGTTCACGTTAAAATTTATTCCAGATAAACGCATGGTTAGTGCTCCTAGTTGCTGCTTAAATCAAGCATGATGTTTACGGTAATTTCTTTCGGTGAGTTGTAAGGGCGAACAACCAAGTAAATAACCACCGCCTTGTTTGTGGTCCATACAATGTTTACATCGCCTTCAACTGGCGGCTTAATATCACCCGGGAACTGCGTGCCTAAAATGGTGGTGCTTTTACTCATAGCGCGCAGCGGTTTCATAAAGTACGACTTATTTAGCTCAATGCTGTTAGGCGTTGAATTAAGCGCACGGTTAGCAACACGGCGAATAGCTAATACTCGCACTTCGCGGCTAGCTTTATGCACTGGGCGTAAATGCTCAAGGTATTGGTAGTCACCGCCTGCCGCGTCTAGCGTTTGGGCGTCGCTCCAATAAATGCCCTCAAAATCGCTGTACCACTGCGGTACGCTCATGCGTTTATTTGCTAGGGTTTCTAATGTTGCAAGTGATAGCGGTTCGTTTTCGCTGTCAACGGGTGCCGCGCCAAGGCCAAGCACACTGCCAGTGGCTACGCGCATAGGGCTGTCGGCAATGCTTACGCTGCGGTCACATAATCGCCCAGCCAATACGCCTATGTTGTTGCCGTGTAATTGCGGTACGGGCACCACTAAGTGCGCGGCAATTCCATCTTGCAGTGCTATGGTTGCGGCTTCATACGCTGGCCATGTTTGCGTGGCTGCATCAATACCAGGCACAGCAACCAATGCCGATACAAAGCGGCCAAGTTTGGCTTTTAGTGATTCTAAGTGATCATGAATTGCGGTTAGCTCTGCGCCTGCTGTTTGCTCATTACATACCACCACCATTTCAAAGCTTTGTACTTCGTTGGCGCGGTCAATGGCATCAACAATGGTTTCAAGTTCGGCCATTGGGTAAACCGCTGCTGTCCAGTTTTGGCCTGCATTAAGTTGCGCAGCAATAAGCTGATCGCGCAAAGGGCTATCTGCAAAGGTTTTTTCTAAATCGGTTTTGGCGCCAATGCTAAATAATTGGCTTTCTTCATCGACTGCACCGGCACGGCCAACAAACAAGAAGTGTCGTTCAACACCTTGGATGTCACCTTGCCCTAAATTCAAATTGTTAACTTGCACTTTACCTAGTGACATGTGTTTATCCTCGTTTATTGAGTTGGTTTAATATTGTTGCCAGTTCGCGCTGTACGTTGGCTGTTGTATCGCCTAAAAACGGTCGCGCTTTTACCGGTATTTGCCAGCTTTTACGGCTTTTTTGGCCGCGTAACTTGCTTAACACTAATGTGGCTTTGCCATGGGTTAAGCTGCCTGCTATTTCTTTAATAGTGGCGCGGCGGTAGCCTTTGCCTTTTGCTCTGCGTACTTTGTAACCCTCGGCCGCTAACGCTTTTGCTTGGCTGCGTGTACACGGTGCTTGGTAATTAGGTTTGCCATGAATGCGCGCCATACGATTGGCGGTCATTCGTTCACTGCCACCCTCTTGGTGCAAGGCTGCAACCTTACCCACTACAGGTGATTTATGTTTAAGCTCTAGGCGTTTACTGGCTTTTACATAGGGCTCTAATGTTTTACCCATGCGTTTAAGCACTTTGGTTTTTTTGCCGTCGCTGCGCCCTGCAAACTTTTTACCGTCTACCGTGGTTTGTGTTCGTATGCGTTGGCGCGCAAGCTTGCGCTCATAGCGGCCTAATTTTTTTAATAGCCTAATGCGTTTAGCCGGTGGTAACGCTAATAGCTGCAATTGTTGTTTAGCACTTAATGCTTGTTTGCTATTGGGGGTGATCACTAAACTCATGATTGCCCCTTAATATTTACGTCTACGTCTTCGGCAATGCTAATTGGCGCAAGCGATACGTAATAACGCGCCCCATTAAATAAAATAGGGCCGTTGTCGGCTGGTATTAGCTCAATGTCGTCTAGTAATTGCACGTCTATCAGTACGGTGGCGTTGTCTTTGCTTACTACGTCTATGTCTATTTCTGGGTCGTCTAAGCCGTATTCGTCGCGTGGCCATTCACTGTCTATTAAAAATGCGCCCACCATGGCAAGTAAGTTGTAAGGGTTTACTTTGCGATGCGGGAATTTTTCTATTGCGATTACGGCGGTGTGTTTCCACTTAGCAACTGCGTAGCCCTCTTGGCCTTTGTCTTCACCGCTTATTATTAAAGTGCCACGTTCTTGCCAGGCATCTATGTTGTTGGTGTGAATAGCGCCTTTTAAACTGGTGCTTAAAAAGTCGGCTAGTTGCTGCAATTGGGTAATGGTTTGGCTCATAGCGTGTGCACTCCTGCACGGCCAAGGCCAAGCAATAAACGAATGCTGCGGTTAGATTGCGCTAAAATGGCATCTTGCTGATCAACGCTATCGGCTTTGTTGTTGCCTGCGTCTTTTTGGTCAACCGCTGAAAAGTAGCCCATTAAATCGGCATGCGAACGGGCATACACGGCGCCACGGTAAACACTTTGCTGTTTATCGTTAAAGTTAGGCACACCATTAACAAGCGTAAAAGTGACGTCCGTGTCTGCTTGTTTCATGAAATAGTTACTTAGCTGTTGTTGTACTTCTAATGCGCTGCGGTTTAACGAGTCGGCTATTACCTTTTCTTCATAAAACTCAGGTATGCGGCGATGATCACGAAACTCGCCAGTGCTTAGCGCTGGCCAGCCGCTTGCAGCATCTATTTCAATGCTGTTTTGTGCTGTTGCTTCGTATCCAAATGACATACCACATACCTTTTCAATTTGGGTTCAGTGCAGTTAGCGTCGACGCGGTTATTAACGGTCGCCCGTTAAACGCTCGGCTAGTGCACTGGAGGGTTTGGAGCTTTGGCTATTACTGAGCGTTTAGCTCGGCAATGGCTCTTAATCTCATGGCTATTTTGTTTCTTACTGTTTTTACTTGTGCGTGTTTGTGCAGTTCGGCGGCTTTGGCTAAGTAGCCATCGGCTTGCTGTAAGCGTTGCACGTCGCCCACATGCGATGGCGATATGTCGCCGTTTTTGCTGCGCAGTAAAGCAAGGCCCGCAAACTTGTAGTACTTAGCCGTAACTTGCTCAGGTAATTTCCACGTGTTCGCAACCTTGCTGAACACTTGGCCAAAATACGGCTCAATGCTGTTGCCTTTTTCTGCTTGGGTGCTTGCCCACTCAAAAACAGTGTCGGCAATAAAACCAGGCCACTGGCGGCGAATGCTGCTAGCCATGGGCTGGTTAAGCTCAATGGCTCTGAAGCCAAACTCAAGCCCACGAGCGAAGTTGCCAACATCAAACAGCCAAATCGTGCAGTACGCATAAATCGGGTTGTCTTCATTTTGCTCTCCTTTTTTTGCTAAATAGTCTTCAACAATGGGTAACCACTTTGGCAATAACACATCACGTTTGTGTGTGATTTTGTCGGCGCGGGTTACATAGCTTTTTAAGCGTTTTAAGTCGTCTTCTAATTCAATAAGCTGTAAGTGCAGGCTTGGTGCGTATTGCCCTTTGCCTGTTAAGCTTACTTTTTCGAGCTGTTTTTTTGCTTGGTTTTGCTCTTTGAATTGGAGGATTCTTGCGCCGCCGACGGCTTTTTTAGCTCTTCAACCGTGTCTTTTAAGTCGCTATTAGCGGCGTTAATATCGTCGGCTTGGTAGGCTAAATCGCTGGCAGCATCACTGGCTTTATCTGCGGCGCTTTCAATGTCGCCTGCCGCATTGCTTGCGGTATTAATGCTTTCGTTTAGCTCGTCGGTTGCATCTTCAACGGGTGAAACATCAATGTTTTCAATGTTGCCTTTTTCATCAAGGGTGACTTCAGCAACAGCGGTTTTGTCTTCACCTGGTGCGGCGGGATCAAAGCTCATATTCACATCAAAGAAATGAATGTTTTGGTCAACGTATTCTTGGGCGGTTTCAATGGCTTTTGATTCGTCGCAACCTAGTAGCTGCGCGAGCAATTTAAGCGCTGTGGTTTCTTTGGCTTCATCAGCCAAACCTTTCATTGTATCAACAAGCTTTTTACCTGTTTCAGCCACCGCATTTTGCTTGGCTTTTTCAGCTAGGCGGCGTTTTTTAAAATTAGCAATGGCACTCATGGAACTTACCTTTTATAAATGGGTTAATTGCTAGGCGTTTAACCTAGCAATGCATTTACCAATCGCGCTTAAGCGGCTGGTGCTGCGCCAATGTTCATGTTGGCTTCGTCGATTGCGGCGTACGCTTCAAACTCTTCAATTGCGTAGCCTTCGTTACGCCAGTACTTGTCTTCGTACTGTTTGCGGTCTTCAACGTTTTCAGACTTACGGTGTGATGTGCCGCGCTGCGTATAAATATGCAAGTTGCTTAGCATCGTTACTACAATGCGTTTACCCGGGAAGAACGGCGGTGTGTAGGCGCGCATGCCGCCAATGTTTTTATCCATTTGCTGAGCGGCCACACGTTCGCTTGGCTTGTCAGCTTGGTTCATTAGCTTGGTTTGTGCAGTGGCCGTTAAGTCGCTACCAACTAGCACCACTAAGCGCGGATCGTTACGCAATGACGGGTGAATAAGCGTATTTTTAAGCTCGGTAACAATGGCGTCTAACGTTTTGTATTCACCATCTTTAAGCGCTTCGGTTGCGTCAGGATTAAAGTAAATAGGATCAGTTACGATTTGGTCGGCCGCATTTTCTTTAACAATTTGATGCCAGCCTTTGTTTACATCTTCGCCCAGTGGGTTTGCAACTGGGTCTGACGTAGGGGCGATTGATGTACCATTAAAACCAACGCGCAGCATGTCGAGTGCAAAACGATGCGTTGCGTTGTCGTTCATTTTTTTCATGAACTCATTTTGGTTACCGGCATTACCCCATGCTGATAACAGTGCCCATGTAAGCGCTGAGCATGAATCGGTTTCTGTTAACTGATATTTAAAGCCGTCAACGCCTTGACCCGATGTAAAACGGCCACCCGCTTTTCGCCCTGTTGCAATACCGTAATTACCTACTTTTACTACTTGGCCACTTAGTTGATCGACTGGCATGGTGGTGATCATGCGCAGGAACTCGACCGACTCTAAAAGCGCGGAACGTAGTTTGGTTTCCATTGGTGCTGTTACTGCAAACTGTTTAGTTACGTCTTCAACACCGAATGTTTTAGCTAGTTGCGTTGAGTATTGTTTTAAAAACCCAGCGGCTATTTGATTTAATTGCATGCGTTATCTCGCTCTGTTATGCATTAATAAAAGTAAACGTGGTTAAGCGTTTGGTTAAACCAGGTCTACGGTTTCGCCGCCTACTGGGTCGGGCTCTTGTCCGCCTTGCTCTTCGCTAAGGGCATTAAATTTGGTTTCTATGCCGTCTACCTTTTTGCTAAAGCCGTCCATTTTTTCCATTAGCTGGCTAAACTGCTCAGCGGTTACGCCTGCTGCGCCTTTATCACCTTCTGGCTCGTCGTCTTTTGGCTCTTCAACTGGTGGGGTTTCTTCGGCTTTTGGTTGTTTGCTGAATTTAGTTTCAAGGTCGGTCACCTTGGTTTCTAATCCTTCAAACTTGCCCATGAGGGCGTCAAACTGTTCTTGTTTCATGGTGTCTTCCTCGGTGATTTCATCTTGCTGATCGGCTGGCTGCTGATCACTAGAAAATAAGCTAAATAGTTGCGCCATTAAGCTTTGCGCTTTGGCTTGTTTGCTATTTGGGGTAGTTGGTTCGCTATTGGTGGTAATAAAGTCACTGTGTTGTAGCGTTTCGAGTTGGCTATATTCGTGATCAGCTTCATTATCACCAATAGAGAATTTTAAGCGGCTGGTGCCAGAACTGGCTGGCGAGTCGGTAACGGCAAGGCCTTGCAAATAGCAGCGCCCTTCGCTTTTGTAATCGGGGTTTGGCTCAATAGACATAAACAGCTTTTGGCCGTCTTTGTTTGCAGCTAGTAGGTAGTCGTTAGCGGTAATTTTTACAAACAGGCGCAATTTGCCACCTTGTTTAGCGGCTTTTACTTCGTCAACAGTGCCCCAGTTTTTACCCTCGCTTGGGCCCCAACTAGAGCGAAAATGCTCAGGCCAAATAAGCGCGGTGTATTCATCAACCGAATACGATGCAGCCATTTGAGTGATCCACTCTTTTGAAATGGTGCGGCCGTCTACCGTTGCACCTTCTGTTGCTGCAATTACCCAACCTGTCTGCTTTGCCATTAGTTTGCCGTGTGCGTTACTGAATATTTAAACGCAGCATAGCCATAAAAAAAGGCTGAATACATTGGTTAGCTTTTTGGTAATTCCTAGATTGTGGTTTTAGGAAACGTGAGGTTTTTTAAGCGGTTATAAGCTTATTGTAAACCAATACACTGTGGCTAGTTATTAATTTTACGAGCGACTTATACCACGTAATGGCTTATTCACCTGAAATACGCGAAGCAGCAAAACGGCTTTATTTACGCCACCATACCCCCGACGAAATACGCTCGGAACTGGCGTTACCAAACAACCGTTTAATTTACTATTGGGCCGATAAATACAATTGGCGCGATATGCTGCGCGAAGAAGACGTAGACGAAGCCATTGCACGGCGAATTTTAATACTTACCGATGTAAGCGACAAAACCGGCAACCAAATAAAAGAGCTCGACATGCTGATAGAAAAGCACGTTAAGCTTAAAAAGCAGCGCGCCCAGCAAGAAAAAGCAGCACAGGCCGAGCAACCCCACGGTACAAACCAGCCAAGCAATAAAAGCAATAAAAACAATAAAGGTGGCGACACAAACAGTAAAAAAAGCAAAGGCCGCAAGCGTAAAAACGATGTTAGCCATTTAACCGCTGAAGACTTTGGCACCTGGTACGACTCGCTTTTTGGCTACCAAAAAACCATGCACGAAAACTTGCATCAGCGTATTCGTAATATTTTAAAAAGCCGCCAAATTGGGGCAACGTATTATTTTGCAGGTGAAGCGTTTAAAGATGCGGTATTAAGTGGCGACCCACAAATATTTTTATCAGCGAGTCGTGCGCAAGCCGAAGTATTTCGCAGTTATATAATTGCTATTGCGCAAGAGTTTTTTGAAATAGAACTCACCGGTAACCCCATTACATTGCACACCGCCCATGGTGATGCCGAATTACGGTTTTTAAGTACCAACAGCAAAACCGCGCAAAGTTATCACGGCCATGTTTATGTAGATGAATACTTTTGGATTGGTAAGTTTAACGAGCTAAACAAATTAGCCAGCGCCATGGCCACGCACAAAAAGTGGCGTAAAACGTATTTTTCTACCCCGTCGACTAAAGCGCACCCTGCTTATACTTTTTGGACGGGTGATCACTGGCGCCAGGGCCGCGCTGAACGCGAAGAAATTGAGTTCCCCAGCTTTGATGAATTACGCGACAACGGCAGGCTGTGCCCCGATAAACAATGGCGCTATGTAGTTACCATTGAAGATGCCCAGCGCGGTGGCTGTGACCTATTCGACATTGAAGAACTGCGCGATGAATACAACGCCGATGATTTTAATAACCTGTTTATGTGCATATTTGTGGACGATGCCGACAGTATATTTAAATTTAGCGACCTTGAAAAAGCCATGGTTGATGCCACCCGCTGGCAAGATCACAAACCCAATGCCGCACAACCTTTTGGCAACCGCGAAGTGTGGTTAGGTTACGACCCATCACGCACCCGCGATAACGCCGCACTGGTAGTGGTTGCCCCACCTGAAATAGCCGGTGAAAAATTTAGAATACTCGAAAAGCACTATTGGCGCGGGATGAACTTTTCGCACCATGTGAGCGAAATTCAAAAAATATACGCTAAGTATCGCGTTACTTATATTGGTGTAGATACCACCGGCATTGGCGCAGGGGTGTTTGACTCTATAAGCACACTTTACCCGCGTGAAGCCACCGCCATACATTACAGCGTAGGCAGTAAAACCCGCTTAGTACTTAAAATGATAGACCTTATTGAAGGTGGCCGTTTGGAATGGGATGCATCCCATAAAGATATTGCTATGAGCTGCCTTTCAATACGCCGCACCAGTACCGACTCGGGCGGCGCCATAACCTTTAAAGCCAGCCGCGATAACACCATAGGCCATGCAGACGTATTTTTTGCAATAAGCCACGCTGTTATTAACGAACCCCTTAACCATGCACATAAGAGAAAATCACGATGGACCATGCAGAATTAGACCAAAACGCTGAGCAGTTAACAGACCAAGCAAATGATCAGCCGCCAAAGCAAAATGCGCCCGTTGTGTTTGGCTTGCCTGAGCAAGTTATGCCCGACATGTGGCTAACCGATTACGACTCGCTATTTTATAACGATACCGACCAGTATTGGGAACCGCCAGTAGATAGGCATTTATTAGCAAACTTAACACGGCGTAACGCCCAGCACGGCGGCATAGTGCAAAGCCGTGCAAACATGGCCGCAAGCCGTTTTATTAATGGCGGTATGAGTGCGCAGCAAGTGCAAGCGGGGTTTTTAAACCTAGTGCAATTTGGTGATGTGGCCTTATTAAAAATACGTAATGGTTTTAGGACACCTGTGCGATTGTTCCCGCTGCCTAGCTATCGCACGCGTGTTGGTGGTGATGGCGGCGCGGTGGTGCTTGAGCGTAATAGCCAAGTTAAAAAATATAAAAAACGCGACATTATTTGGGTTCGCCAGTACGACCCCGTGCAGCAAGTGTATGGCTTGGCCGATTACTTAGGCGGTTTGCAAGCCACGTTATTGAATGAAGATGCTACCTTGTTCCGCCGTAAATACTTTTTAAACGGCGCACACATGGGTTTTATTATGTACGCGACTGATCCTAACTTAGACCCAGATATTGAAGACGACATAAAAGAAAAAATACAAGACAGTAAAGGCGTGGGTAACTTTCGCTCGTTGTTTGTAAACATACCCAACGGGAAAGAAAAAGGCTTACAAATAATCCCTGTGGGTAATTTTGAAAGTAAAGACGAGTTTATGAATGTTAAAAACGTATCGGCGCAAGACATACTTAACGCCCATCGTTTCCCACCGGGCTTAGCGGGTATTATTCCGGCTAACAATGCAGGCCTTGGCGACCCGACTAAATACGATGCCATGTATTTTAAAAACGAGACTAAGCCACTGATTAAATTAATGAGTGATGAAGTGGCAAGGGATCCTGAAATTGGCAGTAAATTGCAGCTTAATTTTGATTTAGAGCCCAGCGCGTAAATCTATTGCTCAATTAATATTTAAAAGGTTCAGTTTTCCAATTTTGGAAAATACAAAACAAAGTAAAAACTAGCGCGGTATTTAGCGCTAGCTAATTACAACGCCGCTAAAGCAAGAGCTTCTGTTTCTTTTAACTTTCTTTCTATTTTCTCTAACTTTATTTCAAGCTCACTATTTAACTTTTCCAACTCTTGCTTTGTTGCAGTAGCTTCATCTATAGTTTCTCTTAGTTCAGCGCTAAAACCAGCCCCTTTAAAGTTTTTAAATTTATCTAAGCTTGTAAAGCATAATAAAATAAAACCACATACCATTATCAATCCCATCTCCGTCGATTGTGACCTGTACCCAAAAAAAAGTGCTGCAAAAAAAGTAGCAATGATAATGGCAATTGAAAAAAATTTATCCACTTTATACCCCTAGGTTAATTTTCCGGAAATATTAATATACAAGCTCTTCTATTAAAAACTTTTTTTCTAATTGATGTCAAACGTTTACAATTCTTAAGTATTTTTATGAATACATATTGAGTTAATTTTTTATTTTATGTTCGTAAATTATAATTTAGTGACTATTTGTTATGCACAAAATCACTGTATATAATGACAGTGTATTCTATTAACGATTGGTGGTTATTATGGCGCGGGTTACTTGTCCAAATTGCGAAGCTAAAGCAACAATTACATCACGCGAAAAGCAGAGCGCCCATGTTGTTAATTTATACTGCTCGTGTACTAACACTAAAGAGTGCGGGGCGACGTTCCGTATTACCCAATCGTTTGATCACTTCTTAAACCCACCAGTTAAAAGCACTGCGCAATTAGCCGCTGCCCTGATTAAAAACTTACCCCGTGAACAGCAATTAGAGTTGATTGGGCTTTAACTTTATTATAAGCATGAATAACCCCACATATGTGGGGTTAAAATTAAAATCAATTTTTCTTTTTCTAGAATGATCAATTTAGTTAGGCTTTATAAGCTTGCATACTTATTAACTGGGCCAATTATTTGTCATATGAGTTGCAACTTCTTCATTGATTCCAATCCAAGCAACATTATTATTTGTACTATCTATAACTATCAAGGAGTCATTAGAGTCCATCACCGCAGAAACAGCATCTCTAGCAGATGCTGCTGATAAAGAAGAAGTTACATACCAAAGAGATTTTTGTACTTTAGCCCAGCTCCCTAGCGACTTTATTTTTTCAAATATTTTTTCGTAATCCTGCCCTGGAGAGTTTAAATCATATGAAATTATTAAATTGTTAGCCATTATGGCCTCCTTTAAATTTAGTAGTTTTTTCGTACATTAAACTTAATGGGGGTTGTTGATTAAAATACAAACAAAAAAGTTAAAATTAATACTTAGACGGCTACACCGTTTCTTTTCAATTAGGAGTCTTCAAATTCCCTATAATTTCGTCCAAAATTAAATGCTTTAAAAAATATATCTGCAATAAGCGTTCTATTAAAAGTTTGTCTATTAGAAGTTGAACTTCCTCCAAATTGAGCTTGGTTGGGAACAAAAGAACTAAATAGTGGAGAGGATTTTAAGTTTTCTAACCCTTGTTCTATTAAGTCTCTATCTTTTATATTTGAGTCTTTTATAAAGTCTGCAATGACGAAAGCTTTTAAATCATCTAAAAAAGTAACTTGAATAATATCTATGCATCTACGAAAGTCTTTTTCACTAAGCTTTTCATATACAAACGCTATAAATAAATTTGCTATAAACTCTGCCTTATCAATATCAGTTATTAATTCAATACAAAAAAGAATTTTATTGGTGATATTATTTAAGTCTTCTTCATTTATATACTTTATTTTCCTAGACATTTTTTCACGCTCTTTACCTGTAATATCATCAAGTGATTCAAGAAAACGCATTACTTTGGCTGCAAATATACGATCTCTAATAGAATCGCTTAAATTCCATACTTTAATCAACGTCCCTACGTAAGGTATATCTTTAGCTACACCTGTTAGTAACTGGTTTTTAACTGCTACTTCAGTTAAATCGGCTGCTATTTCAAAGCCTTTTCTCATATCAACTCCTTATTTTGATAACTAATAAATGTACCCGCTAACTAGTTAATTAACGGGTACATTTAAGGCATTAATTCCAGTAGCAATTAATCGCTATGATCAACAGCCTTTACGCATATGCTCAATACTAATCTAGCTAAATCAAGAACACTAATAATTCCAGCATATCAAAATATTTACTTTTGTTTTGGTTGTGGTCTGTTGCTTACTGCAAATACATCAGCGTTAGGTTCTTGCTGATAGCCGGTGCAAATTTCGGTGGCAAATACGCTGTTATCGTTTTTACCGCATTGGCCGTATTGGGTTTTAGGCGCGGGTTTATCGAATTTAGTAATAAACGGGCTGTGCTGATCTTTTGCATAACCCTTTGGGCAAAACGCCTGGCAACTAATACATGCCTTTGGCATGAGTACTTTTGAAATTTGAATAGTCATTTTCTCTCCTACGCCATTAAGTCGATTGACCACCAATCGTTGTCGCTGATTGCTGATGCTTCACCAGCTAGTACAAGCCTAGCCATTTCAAGGTCGCCAATTACATCAGCCTGACCGTGTTTAAATTGGGTGCTTGATGGCGCGGTTCGGCCATCAAGTTCGGCATACATTGTGGCTAAATCGTAAAGCTCACGGGCATATGCAATTTGTTGCTCTGTTGGGTTTAGCGTTATTTGCTTTTTAGGTTTTGCCATATCGAGCTTTTCAAAGCTGTGCAGCTCGCGCTCTTGCAGGTGGTAAACGCGGTTACCAATAACCACAATACCGCCTTGGTTAAGGGTGCTTATTTGTGCAGGGGTAAAGTCGCTGAGCTTATTTTTGCATGGTACTGATGTTTGCTCGTCTGCTGCTGGGGTGGCTTTTTTGGCTTCGGTGTGGGCTATTTCGTCAATAGCTAGGCGGCGTAGCTCTTTTTGCTGCGCTTTTTCGTCTAATGTAACTAAATGGCCGTCTTTTATTAGGTAAATAAGGCCGTTATTTTTAACCCGCTTACCCGCCAACAGATCCTTTTTAACGCTTGCGATCTGTTTTTTGGTAAAACCGATCATATCTAGCAATAACTCGTCTGTATGCCCTACTGCTAAAGGCGTACGATTATTCCCACTAGTCCAAGATAGGTCGGCTGCGCCGACGTTGTTTGCATCCTGCCCACCAATTACGGTGGTGTTGTTATTAGCTGCGGTGCCTATAACTTGCTTAGACCAGGTATGAACGCGAGTAACAAGCGTGCAAAGGCCAAAGGTGTCTTCAACGCCTTTTAGGGTTTTAGTAAATTCGGCATATTGATTGCCGTATTCGGTATGTTGGTATGCAGGTTTAAAGCGTGCATCGCGGCCAATACCAAAGCCACCCATTAAGGTAACAAAGGTTTTAAAGTCGCCCTTGTCGGCAGCTTGGCGTACTTGCTCTAGTTGTTCGTTGCCTTCCACTTCTTCGCGCACTCGGCGCAATTCGCGCCAAATAGTAATAGATGGCGACTTTTGAAACTGAAACTGCCTAATACCCCACGTGCTGGCCCATGCTTTAACTGGGTTAACTGCTTGGGTGAGCTTTTCGCCTGTTTCTGCGTCATGTTCGTTTGCCAGTGCAAAGCCATCAATATTTTTACTTACGTACTTAGCAACATAAGCCGCTGCGCCGCCTGATTTTTTGCCGTCTTTGCCAATTTGCGCAGGTAGCATTTTTATAGCGGTGTAGCGTGGGCTGCTCGGAAAATAGTTTTTAACCGGTGCACGGGTGTACACCTTTTTAGATTTATTTAAACCCCAAATACGGCGCGCCTTTGTGTAGCGTGCGCGTAATGCTTTGCGGTTTTTAAAGCGCTGAAAAAATACCTCACGGTTGTCGCGGGTAAAGTAGCGGCGTAATATGTGGTTAACTTTGTCGTAGTAACGGGTTGGCATCCATAAAAGCATGTGCCAGTGAGTGCAACCGTCTGCATGTGGTTCTGCTACGCGTATACCAAAGTATGGTATTTCTTCGCGGTCTAATTTTGCGCGGGCTTGTGAGTAAAGCTTATTTAAATATAGGCTTGCATCTTTTGGCGTTGACCCATCCCACGTAGGCGAGTTTGCATGAAAACGGCTAGGCGCTGTAATGTTATAAAAGCCGCCTGTGTAGCCCATTTCGTCGGCCAGTTCTTCGGTTTCGCGTATGCGTAGCATTAATTCGTTGCGCATGTTTTCAGGGTTGGCAACGCCTGCTTCTACTGCTTTCATTAGCGATATAACATCGCTTTGTTCGTTTACTAATTCTAGGCTTTCTAGGTAGCGTTGGCCGCGTTCGCGATTGGTGGTGTATTCGGCAATTGCTTGCTTTGAACAATACGCACTTATGCCACGGCGCTTGGTGGTTTTAGCGCCTTTTTTATCAATGCTATTAAATAGGTCGCGGCCTACTTCGCCCGTTGCAATTTCTAGGTGCTCTAGGTAGCGGCTGCGTACTGTTTTAAGTTTACGCGCCCACCACTTATGATCTTGTGCTTTTAAAAGCGCTACTTCGGCATCGGGTATTGTTAGGTATTCGCTTTTTTCGGCAAACTGTAATTGCACGCTAAATTGTGCGGCATATTCGTTTACTTTTTCGTGTATGTCGGTTGCATCCCACGTGGGTTGTTCTTTTGCTAGGTCGGCTATTATTTCAGCTGTTTGCATAGCCAATACATTTGCATGTTTTTTGGTTTTATCTGCATTGGCTAATATGTACCACGGTAATGGCATAGCATTAGTAATTTGCTCTAGTATTTTAAGGCGTGGCTTTAATGTTTTAACGGTACGACGTAACCAGTTATTTGCACTGTATTGAGCGCGAATATTTGCGCTTGTTGGCTGTGCTTTTTGGTGCGGGTTTTTAGTGCCGCTAAAGTCGTAAAGCGCACGGCTTATTTGTATTAGTTCGTCTTTGGTTGCGTTGGCTGTGCTTTTTAAGCTGGTGTCGTATTTATTAATAAAGCGCTTAGCTACACGCATTTGCAGTGGCTTGGGTACTTTGCTTAAACATTGGTAAACAAACTTAACCTCTTCAGCGTCGTCTATTGCGTTAATAACCGACATGGCTGAGCTAGAAACCTGATCGCCTACTGCTTGTTTTAAATTTTGCTCGGTTAAAGGTTGTTTATTTTTTGCGTTGCGCTGCTTTTGTGCAAACTCCATATTTTTAGCAGTTTGGCGTACAAAGCTGGCTTGTATGCTGGGTGCGCGTTTGCTTTCAATAATGTCTTTTACAATAAAATTATGAATATTATTGTTATGCACTTTTTTAAGTGCCGCTTTAGCTGGCTTACTTAATTTAAGGTTAGTTACATCAATGCGGTGTTGTGCTGTTTTAAGCTCATCATAAAGCCAAGCGTTTGCTTTTTCGCTTGGGTTTATGGGCTCGTCTTTATACCAGGCATTATTTGGTGGGGTAATTTTGGCAATGTACTGCTTAACCATTTTATATTGGCTGTACGCAGTAAAACGGCCAAGGCCGTTTATTAATGTGGTGCGGTGTTCAATGTCGTCAACGGCCTTAACCAAAGTTAAAGCCGCTTTACATACATCAAAGTTTACAATGGGCCACATGCTCATTTATGCAAACTCTATTTCTACTAAATCTTTACCTACTTGAACGGCATCAATAGCGGCGCACATTTGGTCGTGAATTGGTACGTACTCAATGTAGTCATCGGCAATAAGTTTAACCACTGGCATAAAGTCAGTTAGGCAGTTTTCGCACTCCATAAGCATGGCAACGGTAGAGCGCTTGCCTAAATTTTTAATCGTAAAGTTTGCTTGCTCTACCGCGTGCTCAACAATGTTTTTAACTAATAGCTTATTTTTAGGCATAACTTGGTCTTTGATAGTGTTCATTTTAGTATTCCTTTGGGGTTAAAACGGGATGTCGTTTAATTCGTTGGGTAGGTGTATTTGATGAAAAACTTCTACATTTTTTACATCGTGATGATCCTGAATCATGTATTCTTTATATGAGTAGTTAAACCAAGCATCTGCACGCTCAGCCTCTTCTATTGTTTGTGAGTTAATGCAATCAAACCTCGCTGATATTTCAGGGGCGTATTTTTCAAGTGCTTTGGTTGCTATCTCGTGACCAACAGAAAACATCTTTCTAAAGTCCATTGATTTTTCACAATGAACTAAATAGCTAAGTGCCTTTTTTGCTTTTGGGTGTAGTTTCATTACTTCACTACTCCAAGCGCCGAGAATATTTTTCGGAACTCGTCGGTTCTATTGCCAAGGTAAGTAATAAAACAGCCTTTGGGTGCGCCTTTTTTTACATTGCCTTGTGCATCGTTAAAATGTGTACGGCCATCAATAAAACAACTTAAACCTGCGTTTAATAACTTTTGACACCATGCCTCTGAGCTATTAACAAAGGTAATATTCATTGCTTCTTTAAAGTTACCTTGTGCGTATTGGTCTAAGTAGTAATCAATCCAATCGCCGTTGCTGGCTATGTCTTCGGTAATGCAATGGCCACGGTACTTGCTGTAACTAGGATCGTTACATATTTTTTTAACGCACTTTGGTTTGCAAGCCTGCTCACCTTTATTGAATGGATGATTTAACCAAACAGTATTAGCTATCCAATTGCGTGTTAATGCATCGTCTTGTTTGGTTAAGTAACACGTCGCTTTTACTGACTTGTTAGCCACTACACAACTTGCTGGGTCTAAATCAATAACCGGAAACATTTGGTGCACATACTTCAAAACTTTAGCAGGCGTGTAAAATTCAACATTGCCACTGTCTTGATTGATTAGTTGATCAGGTGTCATGGCTAATCCTTAATGTGTTTGTGAATCAGTTTTTGTCTGTTCAACTAAATGAGGAACAACATCAAACTTAGGCGGGGTTCTTTCAAAGTTTTCGCGTGCTAATACGTTGGCATCAGTAAAAGCGGCAACAATATCCTGCAACGCTAAAATGCCTTTACGTACTGCATCACGCTCTTGCAAATTAAATTGATAAAAGCTCATTTCTATATGGCGCTGTTTAAGTCCTGCAGCAATACACACTAATTTTCGTTGTTGATCAGTTAAAACGGCATTGAATAAATAACCAGGTGTGCGCGTTCTATCGCTCATTAGCGCTTTTATTTCAGCAAGGCCTTTTGGTATGTGTCGCCCTTCTACAGCTTTTAATGGCGCTGGTTGTGCGTTATTGGTGTGTTTAACTAATGCATTTGCCATGGTTATACTCCTTGTGCTTGTTGCTGTGGTTTAGATAAAGCTTGCGTTTTTAACCAGTACACGGCTTTTTGTATGGTTTGGTTTTCGTTGCCGTGGCAGTAAATAGGTAATGGCAACTCGCCAACAAAGGCTTGTAAGCACGGTTCAAATTCAACTGATTGACAGTTAACGGCGTCTTTCGTACTTATTTTGCACGTAAGTAAATACTCAGCTTTGGCAGCTAAGTTAGGTAATGCGTTATACGTGTTTTGGTCAAATACTTGATATGTGCTCATTGTTTGCTCCTAACTTACTTGTTTATTGCCGTAAATTTCTTGAAACTTCTCGCCGCCCAAACGCATAAACTCTTCAATATCGGCTTCAAGCCATACAACACGGCCACTCGATATTTTATGTGTTTTAGGAAACTGCCCTTTTTCCATCAACCTGTATAACGACGAGCGATGTAAGCCACATTTTTCAGCCACATCTGCTGGGCGTAAAAAACGGTCATTTATGCTAATAACTTCGCCACGTAAGTTAGTACGGTAAAACTCGGCTGTATTTTGATTACTCATGCTGCATCTTCCTTTTTGCTTTTTTGATGATCGGCTAGTAAATCGTTTACCGATATTTCACCGTTAGTTAGTTCTGAAATACGTGGAATGTATTTCGCTGGGGCTTGGCAGTGACGGTTAATCCAGTACCAAATAATGTTTTGTTTTGTGCTTAATAACTTGGCGGCTTTTGTTTGCCCACCAATTATTTCTATTGCTTTTGCTACGGCACTCATATTTCCTCCAAGCAGTATTTATCAATTAAACCGATAATAGATATCAATTTAACCGATGTCAATATCGATTTAACTGATTAGACAAAATAAAATAAAAAGGCAATAATCAGTAAATATCACTTTAAGCGATTTCAATATTAGGAATGTAAAAAATGGATTTAGGAAAAAGAGTAGAAAAAAGACGTGTTCAGTTGGGAATGACTCAAGCACAGCTAGGCTTAATTGCAGGTTTAGCACAAAACTCTATTCATAATATTGAATCAGGCGAAACTAAACGCCCTCGTAAGATTGATGCTCTCGCCCAAGCTCTCAATTGCACTCCAGAATATTTACTATTTGGAATTGGCGAAATCCAAAGTGATGCAAAAAATATAAATAACAACGTTACACCAGGGCCAACAATCAAAGCCACCGCCCCACTTATCAGCTGGGTTCAAGCCGGTGCTTGGTCAGAAATAAGTGAAATTAAAGAGTATGACGCAGAACGCTTTATGTGCCCTGTTAATTGCAGCGACCTAACTTTTGTTTTAAAGGTGCAAGGTATCAGCATGGAGCCAAAGTTTGATGAGGGTGATTTAATTTTTGTAGACCCTGAAGCCGAATGCATCCACGGCTCATACGTAGTAGCCCGCCTAGACGACGACAACCACGCCACATTTAAACAGCTAATTATCGAAAACGGACATAAGTTCCTTAAAGCTGCCAACCCCAACTGGCCAGAACAACTAATACCGATTAATGGTAATTGCACGTTGGTGGGAAAAGTTATATTTACGGGTAAGTCACTTTAG